TTTATCCATTTTCGTAGCCTCTTTTAAGCATGTTTACCTGCGCTTTTTTGACCTTGTATCGGTCTTCTAGTCTTCTAGGTGTGTAGTCTTCACATTTGGAAGCGTGATACTTTCTTCTGAGTTTTTTAATCTCTCTGTAGGTGTCTTCATCCTCCCTTTCCAATAGTGTGTCATAGTATTTAGGTACGTTTTTATAGACGCCTCGTCCGGGTACCGGACATTCGTCCGACGGGAATACGTCGGTTTTGTATTTTTGGTACCAGTCATAGCCTATCCCCGGTTTTAAGCTCATTGTTACGTACTCGGGCTCGAGGTTGTATATTTCTCCTGTGCTTGGGTCGACTCGCATGTAATGTTCTTCGGCCTTTTTGCCGGTCACTTTTTTCATGATGTACCGGCTCGTGTATGCCGCTGTCTGATAATTGAGTTCACCCAGGCTGCAGAAGCCTTTTCCCCATAGCTGTTCTAATTGTAAGCTCGTGTAAGTGATGATGTCGTTGTCGACTCTGTACGGTTCTTTGTCGTCGAAGTCGATCCCGAATATGCAGGCGTGGTAGTGCGGCCTGCTTAATTTTTCTCCGTACTCTCCGCAATGGAAGTACCGTATTTTTTTATCCTGGTTCTGTCTCCTGAGTCGCTTCATAAATTTTTGGAAGTGTTCTTTGTTCAAGCTGCCGTCGTGCGGCAGGTGTTGTTGGTCGTAGGTCAGCGTTACGAAGGTATTTTCTTCGTTCATTTGGCTCTCGTGTACTATTCTCGCTGCCCATTCCTTTGATTTGTCGATGCGGCAGCCCATGCATTGCCCGCATGCGACGTCTATGGCCTTTCCGGCCTCCTTCATTCGTTTGAATACGATGCCTTCTTCTGGATGCTCATAGCCTTTCAGTGGTGAATAGCATGTCATTCAGGGTCCCTGTGTTTTTCGTATAGGGCATCGAGGAAGTTGTTGTATCCGCCGTCGTTCCAGGGCCGTTGATCGCTCGGCCGCCGCCGTTTGTTGTATACCCGTGTCGGTCGTTTCGACCGTTTGTTGTTCCTGGTGAAGTGTAGGTTTACGTACCTTCGCCTCATAGCCGTATTCCGCCTCGCGCCATGGTTACCCGATTTTTAGGGTGTTCTTTCATGACGCCCTTTGCGAACATTTTCGCCGATCTCCGTCGTCCTAATTTGCGTCGTCTCATTATTTGTACCTCCGGTCAATTTTTAACCCTCCACGGACCCGTTGGAGGGTCCCCTCACAGTAGCTTCACTTGATGTCTACTGTGTAGGTGACACCATACACCTCTTTGTATGGTTTGTCGCCTCCTCGCGTTCGTAGCGAGGTTTTTAGTAGGGGGTACCCCCATGGGTACCCCCGTTACGTTTTTTATGCCTCCGGCTCTGGTGCTGGTTCTGGTGCTGGAGTTGGCTCTGCCGGTGGAGTATTCCCGGTTGGCCTGACGTTTGGCAGTTGTGTGCCCGGTTTTGCTAATTCCGGCAGTTTCTGTGCCAAGTCGTCTTTGTTTTCCGGATTGTTTACGAATTCGAAGAATTGTTCCGGACTGTTTGAGAATTCACGCCGGACTTCAGCCGGTAGTTGCTCAAACATGCTGTTGGCCTTTGCGATCTGGTTTTGCGCGGTTTGGAAGTCAAATCCGCTTAGATCCCCGTACTGGCCGCCCCATTGTTCCAGGTGTGAGAGCGTTCCGCTCCTTGCGTGCCTGGCAATGATTTTGTTGACGTCTGTTTCGTCTTTGAAGCTCTGCTTTGTTCGACCGTCTGAGTAGTCTTTCGGTATTTGCGTGAGTCTCACGCCGTCCTCGTCTGTCATGAAGCTCATTTGATTGTCTCCTGGCGTTCTCTGAACGCTTTGATTTTTTCTGGATTGGCCATTGCCCATCGTAGTCGTTGTTCATCGCTCATGGGTGGTAAGTCCATTTGCTTTGTTACTTTGATTAGTTCGCGGCGTGCGGTCGCTTCGCTGACGTTTACGCTTGCGGCCACGTCGCCTAGTTTTTGTGCCATTTGATTGGCGCTTTTGCTTAGCCCTTTAGCAAAGTCTTTGCTTGGTTTTGTGACATTGTTCCATAGTCCTTTTAAGCCGCCTTTTACTACATTGTCTAAGTTCGTCTTACCGTCTTTTATTGCGTCAGTTACTCCGGTAAAGACTGTTTCTTTGGGACCAAGTATTGCAGTCTCTGCTTTCGTTTTTGCTGTCTGTGCGTTGATGTTGGCTATTTGCGCCGCTACTAGTCCGGCGCTGCTTACGCTTTCGCCGAGTTGTTTTTTCGTGTTTTCGAATCGTGCCTGTGCTCCGCCCGGCGTTGATGCCGGGCTGCCTAATGCCAGTATGCGATTCAGTCCTGCTTTGTCCAAGTCTTGTGCGGCTCTTTGGTAGGCCGTGTTGCTCATTCTTTCCTGGAACGCCCTGTTGAGTGCTGCCTGTCGGGCGTTTGCCTGGTTAGCGTCGCTTTGTCCTTTTGACCCTATGAGGCCGCCGATTATGTTGGCGCCTCCTCCGATTAACGCTGCTCCTATATCCATGTCTTTTCCCTAGAAGTGGTCTATTCCGCCCGGTACACCGTACAGCGGTAATGGTCTTGCTGCTTTGATGTCGTGCCAGATATCCGCTATGAAATGCGGTTCGGTGGGTACCGCTATTGCGTTATCCAGTGGTGCACCCGTGTTGCTCTGAATAAATGTGTTGCCGAGTGTTGGCAGGGTTGCGAAGTCTTCGCTTACTGTCCAGGAAGACAGGCTACCGGTTGCGTCGGGCCGCATAAGTCCACTTAATTGATTGTTCTGAAATCGATATTCGTTATAGCGGCCTGTATATCCGAAAACGGCATCGTCGTTTGCCGATCCATCTGCCCAAATTTCCTTGTTCAGGATCGCTTGTTCTCCGATGCCCGATAGTACCGGGTAATAAAAGTCATATCTTGTTGATTTCGACCAATATCTATCGACGCCCTGGCTATAAGTGATATCACCTCTTGCGTTTATCAGGCTAATGATTACGCCGTGCTCTACGAATGATTTTGTAAAGCCGTGTTCGCCTACGCTGTATCCATATCCCGCAAGTGCGCCTTTTGCGTCGCCGGCTGTGCTCGTTCCCGGTTGGGTTGTTTGTGGCACGGGTGTTATGCCTACCGTTTGGCTTCCTCCGCCAAGGTATACAGGGCGTTGAGCTGTGTAATCTGGGAATGTAACACCCCAATGCGCCTTAAGAGTTTCCACGTATCGTGTTCCACTTCTTGCATCTCTTTCAAGCAAGCGTTGAGTTTGGAACGCAAGACGTAATTCGTTGATGGTTGCTGAGGTTGCATTCGTTAAGTCCGCGTAGATATCTGGATAACTTGTGTTACCGGTTTCAGCCTGGAATACCAGATCGGTGTCCGCGGCTGTCCAATAATTGTCCATTGTAGTCGTCGGCGGCCCGCCTGTTTGGCGGGTCGTAATTGTTGCTGCGGTTGATCCTGTATCGCTTACCTCGAGTCCCACGCCTACCAGGTCTGCTCTTGTGCCTAGTGGTAAATCGACTGCATCGCCTTTTTGCGGCCACGGTAACGCGCTCGTGAAGTAATCGTGTTTTTTAGCGCGTTTGGAAACCGCTGCAGGTACTCTTCCTGCAATTGGTGTTGGGTGAAGTTCGTCAGGTCCATCGCCGGAATTTTCGTCAATGCTGTCTTGCAGGTTTTCGTCGCGAAACCAGTCATTGTAAATCTTCACCCAGCCGCGCCACGGTAATGCTGATACCGGCAAATTGTCCGGTATCTGGTTAAGAGGTAGTCCGAAGTAATCCCATAAGGTGCCTTCCACGGTTCGTGACGTCGCCAAGGCGCTGTCGACCACGGGAATTGTATAGTCAATTGAATCACCGGGGTCGGTCTGTGCGCCCATGAATCGTTCGAAGTTCTCCCATAGAATTCTGTATGGGACGAAGAAGTAGAACGTATCAATATACAGTGAGTCCATTATCGGGTGTAGCGGTGTTGCCAGCCTTGCCACGATCGTTGTTTTACAGTTCCAACTGTCGCCTGGTATTACATCCCATACTCCCATCGGAATAAGGTAATCGGCGTCAAACGTTGTTTTGTTTCCGTGTGAGAGATCGAATGTCGATCTTGGTATATCCGCTCGCGGTACTTGTCCGAAGCGGTGTTGGCTTTTGCCGACTTTTGTACGTTGTGCCATTTAGGTGCCCTCTGTTGCGAGTTTCAGGTCTGCTTGTTTTGGATTGCGGTCTGCGGATACACATTCCAGTCCGGTGGTTAGTTTTTCGAGGTCCTCGCCTTCCATTTTTCCGGTCGTGTCATTGAACGATCCGATTCTGTAGAGCGTGTAATCCTCTGGGTGCTTGCCGACCTCGTGGTCGGCGTCTGTTGCTATGTCTTTAAAGCCTCGGACTGCTTGTCCGTCTGCTTGAGAGAAAAAAGGGCGCATGTATACGCCCGAAGCTACGTCGTAGATTGTGTATGCGTTG